TTCCGAAGCCGTCAATGCTTCTCTCCTGTCCAGGGAAGAAAGTATAAGTCTTGATTGCTACAGCACCGCCATTTCTTACCACTCCCGGAGCAGAGGAAGTGTTTCCTTCTACGGTCTTGATTGTGTACTGGCCGTTCTTTAGCTTTGTTACTTCAATTACAATTCCTACATGGGCAACTCTCTTCTTCACGCTACTATAAAAGTAGACTATATCCCCACGCATAGGCGTTTGATAGTATCTCTTATGTTTTACGAAGAATCCTTTTCCGTCTACCGTGTAGGAAGTGTATCCACCTCCTAAAAGCTTTTTTCCTTTTTGATAAGCCATTTTTACCTCCTATTCTGATTTGAGAAAAGTTTTTCAAAAAGTTTCTCAACGCTTCTCAACTTTTCTCAACTCTTCAATAAAAAAAGGGGAGAACAATGTCTCCCCAAAAGTCTTTACTTCTTTAAGCCGATTCCAGGACCCGTATAGCTATCCGGATTCGGTGTTACTCCCGGACCGTGTTCCTTGTCCTCTTCTCCTACGCCTCGGCCATAGCCTACTGGATGTGCAGAGTTATCCGTTTTGTTGTCCTTCACAGGCACATCCTGTTTCTTAGCATCCTGGTCGATTCCTTCGTAACGCTCAAATGGTCTGTTTTTCTTCATGTTTCTTTCCTCTCTTTCTTTAAATAAAATGTTTATGCTATGTAAATCATTGGAAAACAGGCTTGCTCATGCAAACATCTGTTTTGCTTCTCTAATATACTTATTTGCCAGAAAGCTGTTTTCCGATTTGATTTGCGCCTGTAGAGGCTAACCCGGATACAATCCCCACAGCTACGGCATTAAGTACATCCTTTGCAGGAAAGTCTGCCATGGTCTGCATACCAACTACTCCAAGGACTGCTCCGACAAGTCCGCAAATTACCGGGATATATTTGTTATCCAGTTTTTCTACAGACTTGCACCCCATACCGATAAGGTAAGTGATAACTGTGATTGCTACTACACTTCCAATTCCAAAATCCATTTTGTTTTCCTCTCTTTCTTACTCTGAATAGTCTGTTTTGATTCCTTCTTTCATGGGAAGCTCTTCAACCTCTTGCATGAACTTAGTTGCAAGGCCATTTCCACCAAGAGCAACATACGGCTCATATAAATTATGTTTGAGCGTGTGATACTCTTCCGATGTTACATAGCCTTTATCAATGTATCTCTTCGCTTCTCTTGCGATTCTGAACATCGCAATTCCAGTAACGCACCTGCACAGAGCGTTAAAGTCCTGCACATTGATTAGCTTCTTCTGTGTCTCTTCCAGTCTCTTCCGCTCTTTCTCCTTTTCCCTGGACTGCAGGAAGAACATCACTAACTGGAAAAATCCGTTACTGGCAAAGATAACTGTCATGATACCGATAATAAATTCTTTATCGGTTATTAGCTCGATTGTCGGACTCATGATTCACCCCCTCCCCTGTTTCTTTCTCCCCTGCGGCGATACGGAGAATCTCCTCTTCTTGCTCCTTGGAAATCCAACCTTTCTTTACTGCTCTATCGAGCATCTTCTTGTTGAGCAGTCCTTCTCTTGCCAGTCCTAAAAGTGTTTCATACATCCTACTCACCTCCTAACGAATCAAGCACAAGGCTGTTTACGGTCTGCCTAAGCTCCTCATTCTGTTGCTTAAGCTCTGCAATCTGCTCCGCCTGTGAGGGAATCCTCTCAGCTTTCTCCTCGCCTACACGGACAAACTGCAACTCGCCTTTTTCGTCTCTAAGCTCCCTCATTTTGAGATTGTAAAAAGCCCCCTCTTTGTAAATGCAAGGCTCTTTTAAATCCCACATCGAGGACTCCATGGCATAGGCAGTCTTTCCATAAATGGCTCTTGCCCCCATGTCCGCCTCAGTAGGACTATCAAAAATCGTGATAGCCATTACCTCATGCTCTGCCGTGTCTGCGTTCGGCAGAATCAACGCAAAATCTCTCTTCATTGCTTCTTCTCCTTCCTTTTAGGTAAATTTAAAAAGGAATCCCCGTCATAGAGATTCCTTTCAAGCACGATATTAAGTTCTTTCTAATGTTTCTAAGGTTTCTAAGGTTTCTAAGGTTTCTAGCTTCCGTCATTCATGGAAGAACCCCATGCGATGTAGATACAGCCAGTTCCACCGCGACCGCCGCCACGTGAGCCGCCATACCCTCTGGCATTTGCTCCGTTACCGCCATTGCCTAAACCATCCGTTCCACTTGCACCTTCTGAATCATTACCCCTATTTCCCGCCATGCCTCCGGTTGAATACAGAACTCCATTAAAACCTGTAGTGCTTGTATGCTGTCCATAACCAGGTCTAATACTGTCGAAATAATAAGTAGTTTTGTCTCCCCTCCGTCCTTCAGAGATACTTGGATATGAACCGCTACCGTCATTTCCGTTTGAACCAGGCGAACCGCTGTATGCCGCCCCACCAGAGCCACCATCTCCACCATTGCTATAAAGATGATTATTATAGTTTCTGAATCCATTACGCAACGGAGACCGTCCGTGTTGCGAACGAATCGAACCGAACACGGTGTCTAAACCTTGTTTATACACTCCACCAAGATTGTTAAAATCAGCACTAGCAGACGGTATTATCCACGGTATGCTCTGTCCAGGTGTTACGTCCATATAGCCAGTAGTGAAATAACCACCTCCTCCACCTCCTCCTGGAGCGTAAAATCCGGTTCCCCATCCACCTTGTCCGCCTTGCCCAACCAAGATATAACGGATTCTTCGTACTCCTTCCGGTACTGTCCAAGTGCCTGCTCCTGCTCCTAGCGTTACAGAACCACTGATTCCGGTTACATTTATCATGAATGACACTTTTCCGTCATCATACCATCTGCCATTGTTAGTGGCGACATAGTTAAATGCCCTTATATACCATATCCCCTCCGATAAGGGCTGTGTAACTAGATGAGTGTCTCCGCTAGCATACTGAGTATCAGAGTCATAAACACTGTTAGGCATCCTCCCTTTCTTGAATACAAAAAAAGTACCGCTCCACAAGCCCTTAGTGGGTTTCGCCCATGTAAGCCGGACTTGCTTATGCGCATACATGGTCGCACTAAAATTTGTGATAGAGGCTATTCCGAAGGCATCTATAGCCATCTGTTTAAGTAAGCCCTTGGAGATTGTTACTTCGGAATTTTTCCCATCTCCATAGCTTGTCCGCGGATTGCTCACGGATTTCTTGTAGTTACCGGCAGGAAGCGGAAGACTCATCACAGCTCCGGCATTTAAAAATGGCGCATTATCGCCGATAGCGGCTACAGTGCCTCTGTTTTTCCCTCCTGCTCCACCTAAAGGAATTAAAACATCACTCATTATGAAAACGCTCCTTTCAACTTAACTCTGAAATCAACAGTTGGCTTTTCGGTTTTACAATAAAAAACCACAGAGCCGTTTTGGGCTTCTGCGCTCGTAATCAATGAAGCCATTTCATCCCAATTCTCAATTTCTGCCAAAGTATTATCCTTTGTATAGGCTTTCCCCATGATAAGGCTTGCCGTAGACTTCATCCTTGGAATGTTGACTGTCTGTCTGTATGGAGCTGTACTTGTCCACCCACTAGCACTTAAAAGAACTGTCTCTTCGTCTTTTAATCCGCTTATCAGAGCTTCCACGTCAGAAGCAAGAGCATAAACCAATGTATTATCAATCTTAATTTCTAGCTGTTCGCTGTTCTTAAGTTTCAAGAACCAATTCATAATTACGCTAACTGGCTTTCCTTGCTCATATCTCGGCATAAAGTCCGGTTCATTTGCGTAAGCATAAGCAAGCAATACAGGCTTGCTATCCCCTTCAACCATTGCCATAAGTTGAAAAACCCTCATACGGTAGCTCTCTGTAAGAGGCGTTCCGTTGTTGTTTTCGTTGTTTATATCAACCTTGCAGACAATTCCATTATTACTGCTGCTTACGCTTGATATGAGAGCCTTGTGCTTATCGTAAGCTGTAGATGCATTCAAGGCTTCAACTTCCTTTGCGATGTTCCCGGAAATCTCCTTGTCTGCGATAACCACATACTTGATAAGCAAAGGTTTCTTACTGGCAAGGCTTCTTTCGATTAGCTCTTTTCCTTTGTTTGTGATTTTAGATTCTGAAAAGTATCCCATTAGCTCCCCCATTCCGCAAATACAGTAAATTCAGTAAATGATTGAATAGCACTTCCAATAAATTCTTCTGAAATTGCTGTTCGTGTAACATTTACATTTTTCAGAGTATCCCTAAAAGCTTTCACATTCTCCAAAGTAGTAGCTACAGCTTCAAGCTCACTAGCTACCAATGCTCCGCCTATAGATATGGAAAACTCTGCGTTCCCTGTTTTTGTTACTTCCGTTTCGCCGAAGATGGTATCAGAAAGCCTTGATATAGCCTCTAAGCTTCCGCTTAGATAGTTACTGTCAAAGGCAAGCTTTACTAACTCTCTCTTCTTTTCAATGGCATACCCTCTGTTGTAATACGGAAGTCTGAAATCTATAGCCAAACAGTCAAGAATCCATTCGTCCAAGAAATCAAGCTCCGATAGCAGAAAAACATTGTTTAGCATACCTTGGAAATACTGAAAGCCTACTTTCATGGCATAAGATAACGCCTGTATGTCAACATCCTCCTTATAGGGGCTTGATAACAAATCAAGCATTTCACCTTCTAAGAATTTAATCATCCTCCCACCCCTTAAAAGTCACGCTCATGCTAGTGCAGTTTGCAATTTCGTTTCCGTTGATGGTTATAAAGTTCGGATTCATTACAACAACTCTCTTAGCACCGCTCACCATGCACCGCCGGACAAGCTCGTTTTGGTTTATATCCCTCCCAAGCTTCGACCTTTGCCATGTAACATAGTCCTTTACAGCTTCTTCCACAGCTTTCTTAATCTCGGCTTCTCTGTACTTATCAGACTCATACAGATAATAGCCAAGCTCTACGCTATAGTTCCGTGCCACAGGCTTCTTGAAATTAAGAGTATCCGTAAATACAGGCATCTTATCCCAATCAATAGCAGCTTTAACCTCTGCGAGGTCATTGTCGCTGTACTGGCCTGTTTCGTTATCCCATAGCAAGACTACATCAATCTCCGTGGAGTTAGGCCGCTTTCCAAGGTAAACATCCTTGATATGTTGGCTTGCATTCTTTATCCAGTATTCATAAGAACGCTTTGTTCCGCCGTTTGTATAGCTGTCCGGATACAGATAGATTCTTTCTCTGAAATCATCATCCGATTCCAAGTCAACTCCTCCGGAGCTTTCTGTGGTATTTTGCACGGATTGCACAAATGGGATATTGTCCACAAGCTTTGTAATGGTTCTTGCCTTGTATCCGTTTCCAATTACTCCTGGAACTCTGCATTCAGCATCCACATCCCCGGTAAGCTCTCCTCTTCCGATAGTTAGTTCCTTTACTGTCTCAAAGGTAAGTCCTGCTTCCGTTGATACCTTCGTGCCTTTAGGAACTACAGAGCTTGTTGCTTGCACTCCGCTTAAGGTAAATCTAAGAGTAGAAATGGCTTTCTTTGCCTTAAGCCTTTGTAGTCCTTTAAATGCCCCTAAGTTATCAAGGAAAGCCCCCTTAGAATACTTTAGCAATCCCATCTTTCCGGAAAAGTCTATCTGTTCGTAAGCATGGAAAAGGTAATAGGCACAAGTAGCAAGAATGATTCTCCTGTCATCAGATTGTGGAAGTGCTTCCTCTACTCCTGTTAGTTCTTTTCTCTTTCTTTGAAAGGCCGATAGCATTTCTGCTTCCAATTTTTCTGCAGTCATGCCCTCTATAAAATCAACTTTTGGATAGCTGTCAAAAACTCCCATTCTACCTCCTTTTCACATGAACAATAGCTTGTATTCCATCTTCCCCACGGTCTATGTACTCTATATAGTCCACGGCTACTCCTGGCACATACTTTTCCGTCTGCGTTACAACTTCTACCGTAAATCTATTCTGAAAAATCGGAGTAGGTTCTGCAAGAATCTCCCATAAAAGCCCAAAATCCCTATGCATGGGGATACTTCCTCGCCTTGTCTTATACAAGGTGGATAGTTGCCTTATAATTGACTCTTCCAGTCGTTCTCTTTCGTTTGATTCTATTCTGAAATCCATTATTGATACTCCTTAAAGGTTACATCAACTTCGATTCTTCCGACTTCTCCGCCTTTGTGTATCTCTTCCCACTCGGAAGAAATGTTCGTGATAATGCACCGCCTGTCCATAATGGACCTGTTTCCAATGATTAGATACTGTGCCTGTCTATCACGCATAATCTTCCTGAGGAGTTCATACTGCTGCCTTGGCCTAAGTCCAAGTTCCACGGAAAACACAATATGGAGCGTTACTTCATCCAATTCCTCGCCAGTTACTTCTAAGCGGCCTTTCCAACCAACAACCGGATGTTCTTCGGTCTTTAGTCCTATGGTGGATTTGAAATCGGTAAATGTCCTTGTCTGTTTTCCTTTGTGGAAAAAGGTAAGTTCTCCAAACTGTCCTATCATCGTTTATCCCCCTAAGCTTGCCACCTTTGCTTCTAATTCAGCTAACCTTTGCTCTAATGCCTTGATGTTCACTCCTGCAAGCTCCAAAGTGTCTCCTTGTGCCTTGATAGCAATGGAGTCAGTGAGTTGCTTATAGAACAGGCCTTCTCCTGTTTCCTTTGGCAAGTCCTCTTCTGAATAGAATCCGCCAAGGACAACCCCAAAGGATTCGCCATTGGATAAATGCAGGACAAGCACTTGCTCCCCCACCTTTGGCATCTTGTATTCCCCTGTAAAGGAAAAATAAGGTAGCTCTGCGGTCGCTAGGTCGTTCATATCCGTATAAACAACGGATACCATGGCTTTCTGATGATTTACTGTTCCTACAGTTCCGATTCTGATGTTATCCATGCTTATACCCTCTGAATAATCTTCCTAGCAGTTACATTCTGCGTTAGTCCTCCGCTGTCCAAAGTTACATCAACTCTATCCACAAAATACTTTCCATCACACACACCACAGTTTTTTATCTCGATGTTATATGTAGAGAAAAGCCCATAGTCAAAGACTGTAGGCTTAAAAGTAATAGTTGTCGTATTCTTGTTTTGTTCATTAAGCCTAGCCTTGGCCACTCTCTCTGCTTCTGATTGGTCTTGTACTTGCTCATTGAGATACAGAACCTTTTCTTCCGTTCCGACCTTAACCGTTATTGTTTCTTGTTTCTTTTTGGGGTTCTTATACCTTAGTTCTGCGCCTGTATAGAATCCTTGCAAAGAAGTGGTCCAGTTATAGTCCGGCTGTATCTCGTGTGTAGTCCAGTCTGTAAAACCCTCATTGCTTCCGTTTGTAGCACTACTAGGATACTCTCCATAGAAATTGTATATCCCCCTTGCCTCGTAAGCTGTTTCGTCATACAAAACAAAGCCTGTCTTATAACATTTCATGCAGATTCCGTACTTCTTACAAACATTCTGCAGGAAGGATAGGTCTGTCTCATTGGTCTGCTCTATCTTTTCTATGGTTACATCCTGGCAATTAAAAAAGAGATTCGGCATATTGTACTTGCCTTGAATCTCTTCCACTAATTGCCGTAAGGTTACATTCGTCCAAGCCTTAGAACGCTGCCTATCCTTTAATTCTGAATCGGCAGGCTGTGATACTCCTTTCACAGTCATCACTCTTGGCGCACCTGTAATAGATATTTCGTCAATTACAAAGTTTCCGCAATGGTATTCCTCATGCTTACCATTTACATACCAATTCCGCATGATGATGTAAATGTCTAAGTCCTCTCCTTTTTGTGGATTGAATCCGCCTGCTGCATTCATGGCGTTTAAATCAAGCTCCAAGCTTATGGAATCCAAAGTATCACAGGCATTATCCGTATACTGCAAAGAGGACAGATACTTAGTCAGATTGTAAGAGCCACCATTATAAAGTGCTATGGTTTCAGCGTATCTTGCTTTGGCTGTATAGTTTTCGCTTCCGTCCACTACCAATTCCTCCAATCTTCTCTATGGCTTGCTCTTTCCAGTTCCGTATTCACAGGCGGAATGTTTAGGACTGTATCGGCAGAAAAGACTAAAGTTCCTATCTCTTGTGGATTCGCTTCCATAAGCAGAGGGAAAAGCTTCTCTGTGCCATATACTTTAAAAGCAATTAAATCCCAAGTATCCCCAAGAATTGTCTTATAAGTATTGTTTATCACTTTCCCCTCCTGTCTTAAAACGATGTTCTTCGTGTTTCTCTTGCGTATCTATCCATCATGGCTTTAAAGTCCGCATAGCTGTCCGATAAAGCGGACTTGATTTCATTAGCATTGCCACCGGATATATTGATAGTCGGACTATAGCTAATGTTCTGCTGTCCACCTACCGAAGGATTGATACCGGATAGCTCTGCATTTGCTTGCTGTAAAAGGCTTGCAGCTCTTGCGGAGTTATTCATAGGGATAACATATTCTGCATCCCCACCTTCTCCAATCAAGGCATTTGTCGGACCGTTTACTCTTCCGCCGACAGCAAATTTTCTTATTAAGCTAGGCTTATCAAGTCCTTTTGCCTTTGCTGTGGACTCGACCTTTGCTGCAGGATTTGCGAAAGGCGCAATCGGCATATTTACCTTTACATTCTGTCCGCTAAAGAAATTCCTTACAGAGTTCAGAATGTTCTCCATACCGCTCATGCTTCCATTTTGTAGTTGGATGTTCGTATTGACGGAAATAGGCTTGGAAAACTCTTTCTTAAGAGAATATCCATAAACACTTGCATAGTATTTCGCACTTTCGGTTAATTCGCTTTCACTACCAAAGAAATTTTGCAAGAATTTCTTCCGTTGTTTCTTATCCCCGGTGACACTTTCAATCTTATCAAGTTTATCAAGTGTCTTTTGAACATCCTCCGGAATAGTCTCCATGCTTGCCACTTCCTCACGGAATTGCTTAATCGGCTCTGCGTATTCTTTTAAGTAGTCTTCAAGTCCTCTTTGAGCTTTTTTATTTTCAAAGCGCACAAGGTCCTCTTCATCGTACCTTAACACAGCTCCCGGCTCTAAGTTTCTAATACGATTATCTCTTTCATTAAATTCTTTTCCATAAGCACTAAGAATCTTATTGGTAAGCAATTCAATAGGTTTCGCCTTTGCTTCCATAACAACGCCTTGCCGCCGCTTCTCAATGTCTGCAATAGCGCTATTGTACATTGACTGGCTGTAATACCCGTCTTGTCCTTCCGAAAGTCCTAGCTCCTTGGATTTTTTTAAAGCGGATTCTGCATTCATCAATGCATTCTTAGCCAGTTCATCCGCATTGTCTGCCATTTCCTTTGCATATTCGCCGGATTTGTTCACTACATTAGCGAAAGACTCACTTGTTAAGGGGGCATTTTCTGCATCATTATTAAGTAAGCTCCACTTAGCGTTGTTTTCGGACTTCATTGCTTGCTCTTTAAGGTCAAGCAACTGCTGTGTTAGAGTGTTAATTGTTTCTTGCTCTATCGGCGTGATAATGCCGTCCTCCATGGCTTTCTTGTACTCATCGCCTAATTGCTTTCCGATTCGTTCAACATCGCCACGGATGCTTGTATACATTCCGTCAAACTGCTTTATCAATCCCTCTCCGGTAGCATCACCCTCACCAAAAAGCCCACGAATGGAGAAGTGCATAGCAATTTGCTGTTCAGACACAAGGTTAGATACTCCGGAAGCCAAGCTTTCAAGTTCAGTTCCAAGCTTCTCTGCATCTTCCTTATTGAAATCAGAGTTTACACTTAGTCTAAGCTGTAGTTTTTGTAAGCTTTCCGCTGTCCTATCAATCTCCTTACTGTATTGTCCGACTGCGGATAGTTGCTTACTTGCCTGGGAAAGTCTTTCAAAGGTTTTCTTTCCGACAATTTCCATAGCAACATCGCCAAGCTCTTTAAGAGATAGCTTCATATCACCGAAACGCTTATTAAGGTCCTTCTTTCCTTCCTTGGCATTGTAGGCATCAACGGCTCTTGCTACCCCAATAATCCCTCCGGCAAGAAGGCTTAAGCCAGTCGCCCATGCTAATACAGGATTTGCGCCCAAAGTGGTAACAAGTTTAGCAATGGACTCAATCCCCTTTGGTACTACATTGGAAGCCTTCATGAATACCGCCATGGAGGCAAAGCCAGTTACCGCACCTGTTAGCCACTCCGGATTGCTTACAAAGAACTCTCCAATCTTAAGCACAGGCTCAACAAACTCTCCGAAGCCTTCTGCACCACGCTTAAGCTTCGGATACAGCTCCTCCAAGTTACCGATGAAGCCATCGGATGCGTAAACCATATTAGTAAACGCCTTTGCTCCATCTCTTAATGGTATGTTTATGGCATCGCTTGCCTTGATTCCTAAGTCCTGCATAGCGGATTGTAAAATCTTTGTATCGCCCCACAGGTTATCCATCTTTGTGGCAGCCATCTGCTGTAAAGAACCATTGGCATTTCTTAGAGATTCATTCAAGCCATCCCATTCATTCTTTCCGTCTTTAACGGCATCCAATCCATTAAGTAAGTGCGTAAAGGCATCAATATGATGCTTTCCACCGATTCTTGCCTTGTAATAGTTCTGCTGTTCTTCCGTAAGCCCGGATAGCTTGTCTCTAACCTCTGTTAGTGTCTGCTTTAAGCCTTTGAACTTTCCGTTTTCAAATGCAGATACTCCTAACTTCTGCATGGCTTTTCCGGCTTGTCCTGCACCCGTAGTAAGATTAATCATAATAGCATTCAAAGCTGTTCCGGCTTCTGAACCTTTGATACCTCTGTTTGCAAGTACACCAAGTTCCGTTGCGCTGTCCTCAATATCTACCTTAAGTCCTTTGAAAACTCCGCCAGTCTGAATCCATGCTTCCATGAGTTGCTCTGCTGTCTGATTGGATTTGTTATTGGCCATAGTCGCAACATCAAGGAATCTTTGTAGATTCTCGCCATTCTCGCCAATTACCTCTCCTGTAGCACTCATAGAGTCTGTTACAAGGTCAGAAGTTCTTGCAAGGTCTAAGTTAGTAGCTTCGGAAAGCTTAAGAACGCTCGGAAGAGCCTTTACGGAATCGTCAACACTCCATCCGGCTAAAGCCATGTACTCTAAGGCGTTTGCGGATTCTGTAGCCGTCTTTGTGGTTTCTCTTCCATACTTCATGGCCGCTTCTCTAGCAAGGTTAAACTCTGCCTCACTCGCCTTTGCAGTTCCCTTCCAAGAACTCATAGCCTTATCAAAGTCCATTCCTACATCAACGGCTTTCTTTCCTGCCATTAATGCTGCTGCGGAGATTGTTCCCATTGCTACAGCTCCGGCTTTGCCAATCTTCTTCATGGCATTATATGGGGCATTAAGGATTTTCTCATTTTTCGCAAGCTGTTCCATCGTTCCAAGTCCAAGAGCACCGGGTGCTGATACTTGCTTTGCAATATCTCGCATTTGCTTCTTTGTCAGAGCTAAACTCTTGCCTAGACTGCCGTCCATGATTCCCATGATTCGTATAGCCAGCTTATATTCTTTACTTGCCATCCCTATACTCCTTTATTCCGTCAATAATGGGCGTTATTTCGTCAAAGAGATTTACTAAAGGAATGGAATAAAAAAAGCTTATCGGCGTGTGGGTAATCATAGCCACCTTTGCCGTAAGCTTTTTAAGTCCTTCTTCCTCTATGCCCTCATGTAAAAAAAAGTAAATACCGATGTTCTAAGTCTAATCGCATCCCTTGCTTTGAGCTTCATAAGCCACTCATAAGGCATTCCGTTGGCCTTTGCCACAACCAATGCACTATACATGGTATCTACAGGTGTGTTTGCTGTCATGGTAACGCCAGTTAAGCGTTTAAATTCCCTGTCAACCTCTGTTAAGCCCTGCAAGTCTAAATCCCACAGGCCTTTTAAGGAAACCTCCTTGTACTCTGTTCCTTCAAAGGTAATGGGAAGTTCCAATTCAAACTTAAAATCGTCCATATTGAAATCTAAAGGAGAGAGATTCTCTTCCCTCTTTTTTTTTTTTTTTTTTTTCC